AAAGCCACGCATTGAAATCACAGCTGCAAAGTATGCAGAAAACACAATCCGCGCAGCGCTAGGAGACGAGTCAGCTCGTCAATACATCGCAGCAGCAGACAACACAACTGACAACGCTGGTCTTGTGCCAACTCGTCAACTTTCAGAAATCATCAACCCACTTGGAACAACAATTCGCCCATCGATCGATGCGATCTCACGCGGAGTTCTTCCAGATGCAGGTATGACTTTCGAAATTCCAAAGATCACACAGATGCCAGCAGTCGGCGAAGTTGCAGAAGATGCAGCATTCACAGACACAGATCAGAACTCAGCGTTCTTGTCAGTATCAGTTAAGAAGTACGCCGGACAACAGACATTCTCTGTCGAATTGCTAGATCGTACATCCCCAGCATTCTTTGATGAGCTCGTACGCAACATGGCAGCAGCCTATGCAAAGACAACCAACGCAGCAGTTAACGCAGCGTTGATCTCAGGCGCAACAGCAGATGCAACAACCACAGTAACTTACCCAACAGCTTCAGAACTTCTTGGAATTGTTGCTCGCGGTTCAGCTTCCGTTTATGCTGCAACAGCAGGACTTCCTAACCCATTTGCTCGCAACATGGTTGTTAGCACAGGTCAATGGTCAAACATTATGTCACTTAACGATGCAGGCCGTCCGATCTACACAGCTTCACAGCCTCAGAATGCAGGCGGAGCAGTATCTCCAACTTCACTCACAGGCAATGTTGCAGGACTCAACCTTTATGTTGATCCAACAAACGCAGGCGATGGCGATGGAACTATCCTCATCGTTAACCCAGATGCTTACACATGGTACGAGTCACCAACTTACCGCTTGCGCGCAGAGTCAACTGCGGCCGGTCAGGTTACTATTGGTTACTACGGCTTTGGCGCTATCGCAACTAAGGTTGCAGCAGGCGCATTCAAGAACAACAAGGCGTAAGCCACACTTAAGTCGCTGGCGGGATAGTGCCCTTCTATCCCGCCAGTCTTTAGAAAGGATAAGAGCATGGCATTGACCACAGTTGCAGAGTTACGCACCGCCCTTGGCGTTGGCACTCTCTATGCTGATGCAGTCTTGCAGCAGGTCTGCGATGCAGCCGATAATGTACTCTTGCCTTTTCTATGGAAGAACCAGCAATATATAGTTGCTCATGGCAATACCGGCACAGTCGGCACTCTTTACTTTGATCAGGATATCCGCGAGTTCTTCTATGTCGGACAGTCAGTAGTAATCTCAGGCGCTGGCACAAAGTACAACGGCACTAAAACAATTACAGGCGTTGACAGTCGATCATTCTCGGTAACTACAACTCACACTAGCGATAATCCGCGCCACACAGTTGAGCCTTATGGAATAGCAGCAGCTGAGACTTATACAGATTATTCAACTATTCCAGCGATCCAAGAAGCAAGCCTAATGATCTCGATCGACATCTGGCAAAGCCGCCAAGCGCCATCAAGCGGCGGAGTTACAATCGATGGCTATCAGCCTTCTCCATATCGCATGGGTAACACTTTGCTTGCTCGCGTTCGCGGCTTGCTTGCACCTTACCTAGATCCGCGCTCGATGGTTGGCTAACCATGGCAGCGATCTCAACACTCCGCGGCACTATTGCCGCGGCACTCGTAGATAACTCACTCTGGTCAGTATTTTCATTCCCACCTGCAACGCCTATCGTAAATAGCGTAGTAATTTCACCGGCAGATCCTTATGTAACTCCATCTAACAATGGTTACAATACGATCGCACCGATGGCTAATTTTCTTGTAAATATCTTCGTGCCGCTGTTGGACAACGAAGGAAATCTCAATGGAATTGAGGATCGGCTAGTTGCAGTCTTTAATAAACTAGCTGCTTCCTCTATCGTCTATAATGTGGGAGAAGTGAGCGCACCTAGCGTTCTCAATGCTGCATCGGGCGATCTTTTAACATGTTCAATGTCACTATCAGTCCTAACGAGTTGGAGCTAGACCATGAATGAATGGGAAAAAGAACAAGAAGCGTTCCTGATCAAGATTGGTCAGACAGCGCCATCAGCACCAAAACCATCTACCAAGAAAGACGAGGAATAACCTAAATGGCAGTATTTCTAAACAACAAGGTCGGCGTTAAGGTTAACTCTGTCGATCTTTCAGATCACGTCACAGCGGTAACAATCAACCGCACATTCGACGAACTCGAAGTCACAGCAATGGGAGACAGCGGACACAAGTTCGTTAAAGGTCTTGAAGCATCATCTGTCACTATTGACTTCCTGAACGACACAGCAGCAGCCAATGTGCTTGCAACTTTGCAAGCTGCATGGGGCACAAACGTAACAGTCGTATTCTTGCAAGAAAAGGGAACTGCGGTCTCAGCGACTAACCCTCTTTACACAATGACATGCTTGGTTAACAACACAACCGATATCAACGGCGCAGTTGCAGACCTTTCAATGCAGAGCGTAACTTGGAACGTCTCAGGTACAATCGCAGTAGCAACAACAGGCACATTCTAAACAATTAACTAAGGGGCAAAGCATGGCAAAACTGAAGGTAGTAAGGGTCGATGGAAGCGTTAACGAGTACGAGGTCACACCTGTAATCGAGTACGCTTTTGAGAACTACGCCAAGATGGGTTTTCACAAAGCGATCGTGGAAAATCAGAAGCAATCTGATATCTACTGGCTTTGCTGGGAAGCGATCAGGCGATCAGGCGAAACCGTTAAACCATTTGGCGAAGCGTTCATTGAAACGCTAGTTAGCGTGGATGTGGTTGAGTCTGACCCTTTAGGATAGACCGGAACTCAGTCTGCTATCTCGCGGCTCGTTTGAGTCATGAGTTTGGAGTTCCGTTCCAGAGCATCGTAGATTTATCTCCGATGGCTTTACAGGCACACATCGAAGTACTAAAAGACATAGCAAAGGAGCGAGACAATGCCAGCAAGAGTGGTCGGCGGTCTCGCGCTTAGAAAAGCCTTGAAGCAATTCGAGCCTGATCTAGCTAAAGAAACTAGTAAAGAGATTGCAGCCTTCGTCAAGCCACTAGCAAGAAACGCTAGGGGTTTTCTTCCGTCAAACGAAGAAGCCCCTAGCGGCTGGCTAAAGCGTGAGAATGCTAAAGGCAAGTGGGCTGTTCGTTACTACGATGCAGGTGAGGCTCGCAGAGGCATCAGCTACAAAACTTCACCAAGCAAGCCAAACAGTCGCGGATTTAGAGCGCTTGCATCGGTTCTTAATAAGAGCGCGGCAGGTGCTATCTATGAAACCGCTGGTCGTAAGTCTGGGATCGTAGGAAACTTTACTCCTCAACTTGGTGGAGATATCAAAGGTCGATCACAGAAGTCATCAGGCCGCGCTATCTTCCGAGCCTTTACAGAAGATCAAGGTAAGGCAACCGCTGGAGTTCTCCAGGCAATCCAGAAGTCCGCAGCTAAGTTTAATGCGCGAAAGGCGAATGTCTAATGGCTAGTTTAAGAATAGATATTGCTTCCGAGTTCACCGGCGCAAAAGCATTCACCAAGGCTAACAAGGCTAGTACTGGTCTTGAAAAGGGCATTAAGAAGCTTGGCGTTGCCATGGTTGCAGCGTTCTCAGTTCAAGCCATTACTCAATTCGGTAAAGCCGCAGTTAAGGCTTTCATGGAAGATGAGAAGGCTGCCGCAACATTAGCCAATACACTCAAGAACTTAGGCTTAGACTTTGCAGTTGCATCTAATGAGCAGTTCATCTCTAGCCTTGAGAAATCAACAAATGTTGCAGACGATAAACTTCGTCCTGCTTTAAGTGGCTTGATTACACAAACAGGCTCATTAACTTATGCCCAAGACTTATTAGGCAAGGCCATTGAGATCAGCCGAGGATCTGGCGTTGCTTTAGAGACAGTTACAAAGGATCTCGGCAATGCTTTCGTAGGTAACACAAAAGGTCTTAAGAAGTATGCAACAGGTTTAACTGCCGCAGAACTAACTGGCATGTCTTTCGAGCAGATCATGGAAAGGCTTAACACCCAGTTCGCCGGATCAAACTCTGCTTATCTAGAAACCTATGCAGGCAAGATGGATGCACTTGCTCTCGCTGGCGATAATGCCTCTGAGACAATCGGCAAGGGCTTAATGGAGTCTCTAAACATTCTGGTCGGCGGTAGCGCTAACAGCATTGGTACAGTTACAGAGAGCATTGCAAGATTAGCCGAAGGTTCAGCCGATTTCTTTGTAGGCGTTGCTAGTTATGTTCGCAAAATCTGGGACAACCCAACCTTTCAAAAGTTAATCAAGGTAGCAGAGTTCTTCCTAAAGCGATCTGCTATTGGACTTATAGTCACAAAGATCAGCGAAGAAGGCGCAAAGGTTCGAACCGAAGAAACAGATCCTGGAATGACCGCCGCGCAAAAGGCTATATTGTTAGAGCAGAAGTTACGCGCTGCGGCTCAGGCTAAACTTATTCGTTCCCAGAAGGCCGCAGCAGCTCAGGCTAAGAAGGATGCAGATGCAGAACTAAAGCGCAAGAAGGCTGGCAGCATCTTTGACTTAGATCAAATAAGCATTATCGCAGCGCTTAAAGGTCAAGTATCAGATCAAGATCGCCAACGCCTTGAATTACAGATGGCAATCTTGACTGGCAATACTTCCGAGGCAACTAAACTTGCAGGAGAGATCGCTAGGTCTCAAGGACTAACAAAAGACTTCGTAGCCTATTACTCTGGCATTCCGGCCGCTAAAGATCCTTTTGTTGGCTGGATTGAGACACTTAGAGAAGCTGCCAGACTTGCAGCCGCGATCGCTGCTGGCAACTACGGAGTAAGAACTCCTACCTACAACGGCGCTGCAATAGCGGCTATAACTGCTACTTATGGCGGAGGCACTGCTTCGGCTGGCACAGCCAAAAATGGTGATGTCAATGTTTATGTCGCTGGCAATGTTGTATCAGAAGGCGATCTAGTCGAAATGGTTCGCGCTGGAATTCTTGAAAAGGATCTATCTGGATCTGCTTCATCAATCGGCAAACTTAAAGGATCATTCCAGCCGTGACATTACCTGCTCAGATATCCGTCAGCTTCGACTTTACTAGCGGAGCAACCTTTGGCTTTCCTTTCACTATTGGCGATCCTAAGTACGGCGTTCTAGGCACAGGCACACTTGCTTCAAGTACTACTCCAGAACCAACAGTTGATCTGACCCCCAATGTTCGACAGATATCTATTAGGCGTGGTCGTAATTTAATACGCGACACTTACGAGGCTGGCACAGCGACAGTTCGCGTTCTAGATCCTCTATCTTATTTCAACCCACAAAACCCTGCTAGCCCTTACTTTGGCTTCTTAACTCCACTACGCAAGCTGCGTATCTCTGGCACAGTAGGCGGAGTCGGCTACTTCTTATTCTCAGGCTATACAACAAACTATCGCTATACATATCCTCAGGGTCAAGAGACTGGATATGTCGATATTGAATGCTCAGATGCTTTCAGACTTATGCATTTGGCAGGCGTTACAACAATTCCTAGCGCTACCGCTGGACAAGATGCTGGCACTCGCATAGGCAAGATACTTGATGATGTCGGCTGGCCTTCTTCAATGCGTACTATCGATACAGGCAACACGACCTGCGTTGCTGATCCTGGTGGTTCTAGAACTGCCCTAGATGCCTTGAAAAACTGCGAATTCAGCGAACAGGGCGCGTTCTACATAGATGTTGAAGGAACTGCGATATTCCTAAATCGCACCAATGTAATCAAGAAGTACGGTGAGACTCCGATCGAGTTCAACCAGACCACAGGTATTCCTTACACCAACCTAACCTTCGCCTTCGATGATAAGTTGATTGTGAACAGCGCTGGCATGACTCGCGTAGGCGGCACAGAGCAGGTCTCAGAGGATGCAGCTTCTATCGCTAAATATTTCCCTCATCAACTTAATCAGACCAACCTCGTAGCCCAAACAGATGCAGACACTCTAAACATCGCAAAGATATATGTGGCAACTCGTAAAGAGACCACAATCCGCATAGATGCCATGACGGTTGATCTACTTGATCCAGATGTACCAACTGCAACTATGCTGGATCTAGATTACTTCCAACCGCTAAAGATTACTAACGTTCAGCCTGATGGCTCAACTATCGTTAAGACACTACAAGCTCAAGGACTTGCATGGGATATCACGCCAAATTCCATGAAGGTTACAGTTACAACTCTCGAACCTATTGTTGAAGGTTTCATCATAGGCAGCGCAGTTTCGGGTATAATCGGCACTAGCATAATGGCGTATTAGGAGATAATCAGATGACAGTAGGAATGCCGGCAGCAACAGGAGATGTTCTCTCAGCCGCTATGTATAACGGACTAACTGCGTTCACAATAGGCGCAGCTAATACGACCGATTACACAGCCGTTCTAGCAGACCAATATCAGGTTCTAGAAGTCATGAATAAGGCAACTGCTATCGCCTTCAAAATCCCTACCGATGCCTCAGTCAATTTTGAAATCGGCACATGTATAACAGTTTTGAATATCGGGGCTGGACTTTGCACCATCTCGGCAGTAACACCTGGCACAACCACCGTAGCGAGCGCGGGAGCGGTTAGTGCCTCACCAACTCTGAGCCAGTATAGGTCTGCCGCCTGTCTGAAAATCGCTGCAAACTCTTGGGTTATCGTAGGTGCCGTTTCATAATGATCGCCAATGTAATAACAGGATCGTTAAACCGAATTGCTGCCCCAACTGCTCCAACTAGTTGCGATTATTTAGTCGTTGCTGGTGGCGCAGCTGGTGGCGGAACTTACGGCGGTGGTGGCGGTGGCGCAGGCGCATTCAGAACTGCAACTTCCTTCGCAATTAGCGGCTCTTTTACAGTAACCGTAGGCGGCGGAGGCTCTGGCTCAACTGGAGTTGGCGGCAACGGCAACAACTCGGTTCTTAGCAGTATTACATCGACTGGCGGTGGTGGCGGTGGTATTTTCAACAGCGCTGCACAAAATGGTGGTTCAGGTGGTGGTGGTTCAAACAACCTCGCTGGTGGAACTGGCACAACAGGCGGCAACAACGGCGGAACTGGAAGTCAATTTGTTCCTGGCGGTTATCCTAATGGCGGCGGCGGCGGTGGCGCAGGAGCAGCAGCATCAAGCGGATCATCTAGTGGAGCAGGTAATGGCGGAGCAGGTTTAACATCATCTTATTCTGGTTCATCAGTTGCTTATGCAGGCGGCGGTGGCGGTGGTCAAGATAGTCGCGGCGCTGGCTCAGCAGGAACGGCAACTGACGGCGGCGGTGCAGGATCAAATAGTGGTTCTGGTGCAGCAGCAAGCCCAGCCAACAGAGGCGCCGGCGGCGGCGGAGCAGGACTTGGCGTTACTGGAACTGGTGGAAACGGAAGTTCAGGAATAGTAATCCTTCGCTATCCCAGCACCTTCTCTGATTTAACTTCTATAGGTGGCGGTCTTACCTACACAAAGACAACAAGCGGTGGAAATACAATTTATACATTCACAGCAGGAACAGGAACGGTAACGGTCTGATGGCACACTATGCGTTCCTAGATAATAACTCGATCGTTACTGAAGTTATTACTGGCAAGGATGAAACTGAACTAATTGACGGACTAGATCCTGAGACTTGGTACGGTAACTATCGAGGACAGAAGTGTGTTCGTACTTCTTACAATG